GAACTCAATCTTCTCAATGTCGTCTAATGCCATAGACGCATTCACCAACATTGTGTGATAATCAGCCATTCTCTAATCTAATTAAACATAAGTTTTATTGGATTAGAAATTTAAAACAATACATTAAACACTTTGACTATAAGCAGTGTATACAACACCCAGAGCAACTACATTTAGAATCGCAAAAACAGTGATCTGTACACGTAAGGCGCGGTTCTTTTCCTCTGTATAAGCCTGCATTTCACGCTGTGTGCTCAGACGGAGATTACTTGCCGTCAATTTTCTCTTGATATCCGCAAGTCGTAAAATATTTTTATTAATGGAAGTATTACCGTCTACGTGGCGCTGACGGAATGAATCTACACGCTTGGCTCTTTCATTTGCGACCGCATTCATAATTTCCAGGAGACTTTGTAGACGTTTATTCATATCAGTTGTTGCTCCATTGAGCGACATTGAAAGTGTAACATCATCCTTGTTGTCAGACATAAGAAGTCTCAGATACTTGCGTAGCAGATAGGAATAGCGATTCTCATACCAGCAATATTCCTGCTTTACTTTCTTATAGAATTCCGCGTCTACTGAGACTTGGTCATCAATTAAAGTTTTATTGTCAGGGAGTAGACCTTTTATCTTGAGGTCCGTTATTTTTGACATTAGCACTTCAGTAGGAATTCTCTGCTTGTCATCCAATTCAAATCCTGAAAAACTAATTCCATTCGGAAATAATATAAGAGCACTTGAGTCATTAATTGAAACATCGGCCGCACATCCATCTACCGGGCCTGCTAAGATAGGTAGGTCCTTGCGGAAAGAATAGTCTTGAGCGCTTGTCATCCTATTCTATCTCTGTAATTTTGTCGCATTAAAATTCGTCCTGTGATAGGCGTTGGTGAACTTGTGATCCCCGCTGAGAGTAATGCTCGTTTGCCAAAGGATGATACTAAATATAACGCAAATGTCCAAAAAAGAGCAACTACAGCCATCATATAATATGGATTGCTCAGAGGTTTCATCATAAAAAAACTGATTGTATGAGGGGTCTTCTCTCCGCGACCTATTAATGATGAGACCTGTTCTTCACGGGTTTCTTTCCTATGCCGGAGTGTATTCTCTTCAAGTTGTAGTCGCTGTAGTTCCTTTTCTTTTTGTAAAATAGGTTCTTCAAGATTGCCTGTTCTTTCCCGCAGATCCTCCATTGCATCTTTAATTACAATACCCAGACGTGAAAGTTCTTCTCTTATATTTGTCATTTGTGCTTCTATTTCATTAAGTTTTGACATATTGTCAACATCCGTTCTTATCGTTTGTGTATACTGTTCTTTTAGGGAATTGAACTGTGATTCCAGAGAATTTCGTTTCATTTTCCAGGCATATTCATTGTCACTCGTCCAGGACATCTCTATGATTTACTCGGGATTAAGATATACATAATCTATATCCTTCAGACATACCCGCTGTAGGTGAAGGACGCGTAATCTTAATAACTTCACCAGGAGTTAGACCTAGCCATCGCGCCTGCATATCAATATGATACTTAATAAAGGGAAGACGATTGAGTGTTACAAGATTCAATTGTTTCTTTAGTTCAGGAATTCCGTCTGCTAGAACACGCTCGTGCTTGGGTACGAGCACATGCTTGCTAGGATTTAGAATGAGTTGCTTGATATGAAAGAAACTGATTTTTACTTTCTTTTGCCAGGCTTGTCCCGCAACCAAATCAAATGACTCATGATAGGCTTCTCCGAGAATAAAGACATAATCAGTATTTTCCGGACTCTTAATATGCTCCCAACGCCCATCACCTTCAAACTCCTTGCGTTGAATTGTTGCCTTAATCTTTTCGAAGATGAGATAAATCACTTCACAGAACTCATAGGGAGAAGGGGCCGCATTTTCGCGGCGCTTTACGCGAATCTTTAAAGGTGCCGCACCTGTTTGATTCTGTGAAGCCATTGCTAGACTATAAACAGCCGAAGGTGCTTGGTCTAGGTAAGGAGTTGTGTCATAACCGCGGGCCTCTAGCAGTTCAAGTACTATAGGCCTACTGCGCAATACTAAATCTTTGATTTCGGGGTCCATTGCCTTTCTATATTAATCCTGCGTATTCAAATTTTAAATAGGTTCATCCATATCCGCCTTTTCAACACGAATTGTTACCGGTCCCTTGTCGGCTGCTTTGGCAGGTTCGGCCACTTTACTTTCTCCTTCTTGCTGTTCTTCCATCATTCTAGCAAGAGCAACTCCCTTCTTCTTGGGAACATAGGCTGAGTTATTTCCTGTTGCTGGACGGCCTGCGCCCTTGCCTTGTCCCTGTGAAGGTAATACAAGTGTGATTACATTTGTAGCACCGCGGCTCATATTGGGGGGATCTACACTAAAACTCCCGCCGCGTTGATTGGGTGGACCTGCCGCTGCTACGGGTTCTCCAGGAAGAGTGATTTGAACTGTCTCAGGCGGCGGTCCTGCTTCCTGCGCTACGGCCAAAGCGGCTTCGGCTTCCTCAGCCCTCTTCCGTTCTTGATCCAGTAAACTAGCATTTACCGCGGGTTGCTGTTCGACTCCAGGTTCTTTCTCCACTTGTACACGGATTTCCTCTATAGCAACACCTGCTGCTCCTGTCGCAGATGAACTTGGTAATTCAGGCGCTATAAAGGGTGGTAAATCTTTAAATTCAATTCGGCCCTCTTGGACCGCCGCACTCCAATCCCATGTCTCATCCTTGAGCCGAGCCGCTGACCCCGAATTTACAAATCGCATCCCTAAATTCATATATGTTGCTAATTCCTGATTTAATAGTTTGAAAGCATACGGCATGTTGACTTTTGTAAAGGTTGCGCGACTGCGGGTAATCGGTTTCACCATTTGTATTGTTTCGGCCGTTTCACCCACAAATCGTACAGGACCGTCGCAAGAAGGACAGACAAACAGACCTTCAGATTCATTGTATATAGGCATTTGACCGCAACTGTTACATACATAGAAAGACGCCTCATCGGAGCACTTCATCATACGTTCCTGCATGAAGTCGCTAATACCATGACCGATTAAAACGTCGCGTTCCATTTCACCAATACGCAACCCGCCCTCATTTCCACGACCACCCGTCGGTTGATGTGTTCGCTGCTCCCTTCTTCCTGCGCCACGAGCATTCAATTTGTCCCGTGTTAAATGACGGAGACGCATGAAATAAAGGGGGCATGAGAAGATACTGGATGTATATTGTTTACCCGAAAAAGGCGAATACATAATTTCCTCTCCATTTCTGTTGTAACCTTCGGCTTCTAGCGCATTACCCATAAGGTCGTGGTGACTTTCATCATTAGTAAAAGATGTTGCGTTCATTTTAGCCCCGTATTGAGCGCCTACTTTGCTGGTAATCATCTCCATAATCTGAGCCACTGTCATACGAGAAGGAATACAGTGGGGATTCACTATAATATCCGGCACCAAACCATTTTTACCCCGCGGCAAATCATAGGCGGGACGAACCATTCCAATAGTTCCCTTCTGTCCGTGACGACTAGAGAACTTATCGCCCAACTCCGGAATACGCATTTCAAAGATACGGATATGTACGAGACGATAGCCATTTGCTTGATGAAGAACCGTGACTTTTTCAACACGTCCCTCAGTGAAAACAGTCGGCATAATACTAGCATCCCGAATCATACCAGATTCAGGCAATGTCATATAGCGACCAACGAGCACAGTCTTGTCTGTAATTACTGTTCCCTCCTTAATAATACCATCATCATCTAACATAGAATAATCCACACCCGGTCTCAAGGACATCCAACTTGTTATGATGTTAGGATTGCCGATTCGAATAATAGCATCAGATTCCGGATCTTTCTCTTCTACTGCATCATATGTCTTGTAGGATAAATGCCGAAAAAGGCCGCGTTCAATAGATGACTGATTAAAGAGAATACCGTCGTCCATATTGTATCCGTCAAAAGACATGAGGGCTACAATACAATTTGTTCCATAAGACATATTTCCATCCGCGATTAAATCATAATACAAGGTTCTAGCAACGGGTGATTCGCCGTAGCACATTTGTGTTCCATATGTATCAAAACGATTCATGAACTGGGTAGAATAGAAACCAATTCCCTGTTTGCTCTGTGAACATGACAACTGATTACGCGGTGACTGGTTGTGATTAGCAAACGGAATCATGCTTCCAACAAAGCCGAACATCGTTGAGGGATGAATTTCGCTGTGTGTAGTGCTGTCATCAAGATCACTGGAAGAACCGAACCACGCAACATACGCTTCGTTTTGTTCGTAAGGGTCCACGTATTCTATAGCAGCCGAAGAAGGACCAAGGCGGTCAACATATACGGAAATATCGGCTTCACCGGGGAAAGGGTCAATGAATCCTGTTTCAAAGAAATCACGGTCGCGTGTTTCTGCTAGAACTCCCTTGATGAGTCCGCGCCAGTTAACTTCATTCATACGTTCTGCTAGCGGAGAAAGGGCCTTCTTTCGCACAATCCATAGAGGTCGGCAAGGACGTCCCTCATCCATATAAATTCGGACAGTTCGGCTCGTGCAATTAAAACTAATTGATGTGGTGGGGCTTGTACATCCTGTTTGCTTGCAGAGTTTGAGAACTGTAACCAAGAGTTCGGGGTCTTTGATAAAACCAATTGTTCCGCCGTTTAATTGAACACGGCAGTAGTGTTGACGTTTGTGCCGATCACCTTTCTCAGCAGGAACCACACCGCCTTTAGTGAAAAGCCAATTCATCATACTCCCCGTATTTTCGGCCAATGAAAAAATCGTAAATATACTGGCATTCTTCGTAATACCAATGCTGAATCCTGATGGAACTTCCGAGATACAGAAAAATCCACACTGGCTTGTATGTAGACGACGAGGACCGGGTGATTTTAGTTCAAAATCCAGTGAAACACGACGAACTTGGCTCATCGCATCCATGTAACTAATTCTTGCTAGAGGCTGGATAACTCCCTTGCGGTCTCCCCATTTTCCACGGAAACCACGCATAATTCCACCTGTTAAAGATTCTTCACCATTTAGCATTTTTGGCAAATTTCCCTCCGAAAATAGATTCAAAAAGTTCATGCCTTCATAAATTGTCTTGTTGTAGTTGTATTCCTTATCAATTGTCAAAATAAATCCTTTGCGCCATGTTGTCCAACAGTCAGTAAATAATTCACGGACAAGAGTTCCAGCAGTAAAATATCGTTTATTGCGAATATCATCACGGTCAGTGTTTTCATCCAATCCAGCAGTAACACGCAGAAGTTTGCGTGTCATTTCACCCAAGAAAAGAGCCTTTGCCGCAAATGTATTTGGGACATGCATAAAAGTATTATTTAGCAAAATATCTAGAACAGTCTCTTTTTGGAATCCCTTAGTTAATGTCTTGAGAAATTCATGGGATAAATATGTATCTAAGATGGGATATGCGTCGTGGACACAGGCAATTAGCCATGGTTCAAGCAATTTCATCTCTTGTCCGTTCATGTCAGGCAGAATCATATTAATAATATCTTCATCAGATTGTACGCCAAGAGCACGGAACACAATAAACAAGGGAACGGACCCACGAATAAATGGTAAACTGACGCGAATAGACCCTTCTTCACGGTCCACATGAAGGGCTGTTTGACGAATCTGCTTGTTCTTCGGATTCAGTGACGAACAACGAGCATATGCCGCAATTTTCAGGTCGGATGCGGGTTTCTTTCCAGCATAGATTGAGTTAAATGCCGTCTCTTCGCTCGTGATTAATACTTTCTCAGATCCATCAATGATAAAATAGCCGCCTTGGTCATATTGACATTCTCCTAGGGATTTAAGACGTGGTAACTCAGGTGTATTCGTTGCGCATAGTATTGATCGGAGCATAATTGGAAGATTAAATAGAGGATATCTCTTTCGTTCCGTATTCATTATTTCAGTTGATGTATAGACTGGTTGGACTCCGCCGACACCTGTAGCAGGGTTGACTGTAGTCATTGTGACCTTAATTCGGATATCTGCTAGAACTGAAACAGAATATGATAAATTACGGAGACGTGCTTCTTGAGGAAACATGCGGCGAATTGTTTTACCGTCATCCAGTGTGATAATCGGAGAAGCAAATTCAATACCTAAATTCTCGGCTCTATCCACTTCACCACCGATGAAGATTTCTGTTTTATAAGCATACATGCCAGATAGTTGCTTAACACCTTGGGAATCGGTAAAACCCAGAGGTTCTTTTAGAATTATAATTGGATTCTGATTAAAAATCAACTCAGGCAACTCTTTACTTACAAAGTAATTGTAACTATCAATGGCATATCTTGATAAATTTGTAGTTGAATTTGTGAAATAAAGTGTTATGATCTTTGCTGCTAAATCACTGATATTCGGTTGACTGGATGCCATTACCTATTTTCGGACTCTATAAATTTCAGGCAGTCTAACTGCGACTAAAATTTAAAAATTTACTTAAAGACTATTTATGCTGTAGTCTTCCACACGAGCGGAAGTGCGCTGGTGATTCTCATTGCCGAGTTATCAATTTCGCCCTTGAGAGGAGTGTATGTCGGCGCAAAACCCGGGATAACAGGATTACCGGTTGAATAAACAGGATTGCGAACACCGAGCGCGGTGTTAATACCCATTTCAGATAAGTTCATGGGCACTGAGCCGGGGAGAGAGTATGCGGCTCCACCACGTTGTCTGCGGGTACGGCTCCTTGAAACTTTATTATCACCCATGCCGGGCTTGGGTCCGTAACCTTCCCATCCGTTTGCGGGAATTCCACGGTCCTGTGCTATGCTGTAATAACTGATAGGGCTAGATGCTGCGAACTGGCTGCTTACTGTGACATCCGCGGGCATCTTGAGAAGAGCCGGTGTCAGAGAACCAGGACCAAACGCATCTGTCAGGGGAGACCCTACTAAAGCCGCACCACCCTGCTGCTTGCGATTCTTTCGTGTCTTGCCCATTTTAACGTGGGTGCTCGTCTGTAGGTGCGCAAAACGCTTAGCAATCTTCTTAGCCGTTGACGCAGGAAGATATGACTTTGTCTTATTTAGCCATTCATCTTGAATGAAAGCAACTAGTTTCTCAGGAGTAGGATTAGTTCTACGGAGAAATCGTAAAACCGCAGTATCAAACTTAGTAACCTTAGTATTTACTGAGTTAGATTTCAATGAACCGCGCGACTTGCGCTTACTGACTTTTTCTGTCGCCATCTCTAATATATTAACTCAAAAAATTTAAGAATTTTGTTTAAGCAACAGTGGGACCAGACATAGCAAAATTAGA